TGGCTCCTGGCACGCTGCCGCTAACTTTTGTCGCGGCTACCACCGGCCCCTCGCGCAGCAACACGACCACGACTGCGCAGCTGCCGCTGTCGGTCAATGCCTTGGGCGGTATTGCGAGATGGAAGCCGGCTGATCTCTCGGAAGCATGGTGGATCATCGGGCAGACGGTCTCGGTGTCCGAATCGAGCCTGTCTGCATCAACGGCCGGCGGTGTCACGAGCGGCCCGCAGTCTGCGGTAATCATGTACGAGCCGATGTAAAATCGGTTCGAATCGAATCAAGATGACACCACACAGCCAGCGCCTTGAGAATTGGCTCGGGGCGCAGGCTGTGCGCAATCTTTCTTTTTCGTTTAGTAATTGGTATGGACCGCCGGTAGCACTCGCCGGCGTGCCTGGTGCGGTTTATGTCACCGGCGGCGGTGATTTTTGCGGCGAGTATAGAGGCTCGAGTGAGTTGCGGCCGGCCGATTACGCCCGCGAGCTCGTGCGGCGGATTGAACGGCAAAAGTTCCTGCGACGTTTCTGGCGGCAGCGTGGATCGTATAGTGGCCTCTCGGCTCTGATTACTGCCAAGACGTCCGGCAAGTCTGTCACGATGCTGTTCAATAAGACCGGCACCGCACCAACTGCGATCAATGGAGCGATGGATACCTGGATGTATGGCGCGCAGCCGGTGGCCGGCTCTGCAGGCGCCGCTCTGCCAACGGGGACATCGCCAACGAATTCGACTGCCGGCAATTTGGGTTACATCAACGCGGTCGTGAATGCGAACAGCGGGCATTTCGTCAACGCCCAGGTGGGAGCGACTGTAGCGCCGAATTCGCTGCTGCTGTATGACTTGCTGTTTCGCGGCGCGGTGACGATGACGGCGACGACGACCCAGTCCGTAACCGGTACATACTCGCGCTATCAGGACCAAACAGCAGGATCGCTCGATTCGATTGCCGGAAATTTCGCTTATCCTGCCGTCACCGGCACCGTTCTCGCAGCCGTCGCGCACAATTGGACGGTCTGCCAGTACACCAACCAGGGGGGCACCACGGGGCAGTCTATCCCATCGATCGCCGGCATCAGCGCGTGCGCAAAAAATCAGATCGATCTTGCGCTCGGCAACTGGTTCATGCCATTGGCAAGCGGCGATACTGGCGTCAAGGCCATGACGCAAGTGCAGCTCTCGGCGGATGTTACGAGCGGGACGGGCGATATCTGCGTCGGCCATCCAATTGCCGTGCTGGCCTGCCCGATCGCAAATTTGATGCTGAACATCGATGGCGTCGCGAGCGCGTTCAATCTGCAGCAGGTCTACGACAATGCTTGCCTTAATTTTCTGGAGTTGCCGAAGGCTGCGGCGAGTGCCTGCACGTATTCTGGCATTGTCCTGACGGTGAGCGAGTAATGTGGCAATCACTCAGAACAATGGGAATCCACTCTCTGATGATTTAGGGTGGGTGCCGCAGGACAACGCGGCCGGCATCGACCTACCCTGGATCAGCTACATTGATCCACCAGTCCCGATCCCATTCAATGCATCTAGCGATTGCGTCACTTGGACGACATATCGCAGGTATCAAGGCGGCGCGCTTGATCTAGCCGTCAATGTCGCGATTCTCGCGATCGCCGCGGCCGCAACGGTAATTGTTGGGCGCGCGCCGCTCATCGTCAATGTGCCCTGGAAGCATGGCACGCAGATCGATCAGCCGGTCAATGTCGCGGTCGCAGCTCATGCGGCCGATGCGCTGATAATTCAGCAAGAGACGACGCCTCACATCTATCCGCGGAAACCGCCGCAGATGGATATTGTGCCGAACGTGGCGGTGCAGGCCCAAGGTCCGGCTGCGCTGGTCATCGCGCAGGATTACGACACCAAGTTCTATCCCAGGCCGCAGCAGCAGCTCGATCAGCTGCCGAACATTGCGGCCAATTCGCCGCCGCCGCCGTTCATACCGCCGCCGCCCATCGAGCCGACGCTCGCCAAGCGCGGATCGCCGCCGCCGGATATCTTTCCGAATCCGGCCGCGCAGACTGAGACTGTTCCGGTAATTCGCGCGCCGCTTTACGTCAACGTCGCGAATAAGCGATTCACGCCGGCGGATGTTTTCCCGAACGTCGCCGCCGCGGTACCTTCGGTCGTCTATGTGCCAGCCACGCTGACCGAGCCGGCATACTACAAGCGGCTCGCGCCGCAGATTGATCTATCGCCAAACATTGCGGTCAATTTACAGACCATACAGCTGGCCGGTGAATATCTCGATCCGCAGCTCATCAAACGAGCGCCACCGCAGATCGATCTGCCGCCAAATATCGCGGCCACCACGACGCCTCCGCCGCAGACGCCGATTCCTGCGCCGATTGATCCGACGACAGCCAAGCGTTCGGCGCCGCAGATAGATCTGTCAGTCAACGTTGCGATCCGCGAACCAGGTGAGTCGCCGTTACTGCCAAGAGGTGTTGTCGAGCCGACGCTTACCAAACGTCTGCCGCCGCAGCTGGATGTCTTTCCGAATCTAGCGGCGTTCGCACCGCCGCAGCCAATTACCCGGGCAGCGTTCTATGTAAACCCGTGGCTGCGCAAGGCGCCCCAGGTCGATGTTTTTCCGAATCTGGCGGTACTGCCTGCAGCGCCAAACGTCAACGCGCTGACTATTGCCAAGGTCGTCGAGCCGACCTACTACAGGCGCCTACCGCCGCAAATCGACATTCTGCCGAATGTCGCGTTGATGCTCGCGCCGGCCATAGGCAACGTTTCGGACTTTGACCAGCTGCCGCCCGCTAAATGGGTGCAGCCGGATCTGTTTCCGAATCTGGCGATACAGCAACAACCGCCGAGTCGCGTTGCGCCGCCGCCGATTGAACCGCAGATCGCGAAGCGCCCAGCGCCACAAATCGACTTTGCGCCAAATATTGCGTTGGCGGCATCCGCCATCAATGCGCTCATAGTTTTCCAAGATGCTGATCCGACCTACTATAAGCGTCCAGCCCAGCAGATAGACCTCGCGCCGAACATCGCGGTCCAGTTCCAGACCATACAGCTTGCCGGCGAGTATCTGGATCCGACTTTCACGCGAAAGCCGGCGACGCAGATTGATCTGTATCCAAACGTCGCGGTAAACGCGCCGTTACTGACATATGTACCGTCGGCGCCGCTCGATTGGCAGCCATCCGCGCACAAATGGACTGCGCCGGATATTGCACCCAACATTGCCGTCCGTCAGGTTCAGGCAATTTCGATACCGGCGCCGATTGATCCGACGACGACGAAGCGCCTGCCGCCGCAGATTGATCAGCCGGTCAATGTCGCGATCCGTGAGCCGGTCGAAGCACCGCTGATACCTCGAGCGTTCACCGAGCCGCAGATAGCAAAACGCTATCCGCCGCAAATCGATGTCTATCCGAATATCGCCGCGCCACTGGCGCCGACGCCGGTTCTGATATCGCCGCCGATTGATCCGACGCTGACGCGCAGACTCGCGCCACAGATCGAGATTTTCCCGAATCTCGCAGCGCAAGCGCCGCCGCAAATCGCGATTGCGCCGCCCATCGAGCCGCAGCTTACGCGCCGAGTCGCGCCGCAGATCGATATCTGGCCGAACATTGCGGTGAATCTGCCGGTCAGAGTGCCGCCGCTGCCGATCGATCCGCAGCTCACGATTCGCAAATGGACGCAGCCGGATTTGCCGGCAAACGTCGCGGTGCTGATCAAGGCGGGTCTGCCGCCATTCGTGGAGCCCACCTACTTCAAGCGGCGCTGGCCGCAGGTCGATATATTCCCGAACCTCGCGGTCATTCCGCGGCTGAATATCGTGCCGCCGCCTGGCGTCGTGATATCGCTCATCGGCAATGATCCGCATGTCGTCTTGGTGGATGCACCAGCGCCGATTGTTTTGACCAGCATTGAGGAGCCGATTCGCTTTATCAATCAGGCTGAATGGATTCGGATCACAGATCCGCAGAGCCCTCGCATCATTCGATTTATTTGGAAAAGCTGAATGACCGACGTTCAAGTCAATGCCGCGACGCCGGTCGAGCTGAGTCAATTCGCCGGCCAAAATTTGCCGTACGTCGTTGATGTCGGCAATGTCGCGGTGATGCCGTGGGCCGCAGGCATCTCGATTGCGGCGAATCAGCTGATTCAGCCCACGCCGACAAACGACACTGGATTCGTTTATCAGGCAGGCGGGGCCGGTCAAACTGGACTCAATCAACCAGCATGGCCGATGAGTGCCGGCGGCACCGTCGTTGATGGCTCCGTAACATGGACTGCCATAGCGCCGCCGGCGGTCAGCGAGGATACGATTCAAAGCGTGAGCTGGACGCAGGCCGCGCCGCCGGATGGATTGCTCACCGTCACGCCATCGGCGCCTGCTGCGCTCACCGCGCTGGCATTGATCGGCGGCGGCACACTCGGGGAGATTTACACGGTCAACGTGCTTGTCACGATGAAGTCAGGCGCGATCTATCGCGCCGAGCTAATAATTTCGATTCGATGAGCAGCGGCTACTACCATTCCGCCCACTGGAAAAGGCTGCGAGATGCCTGTTTGGATCGCGACAACCATTGTTGTGTCGTGAAAGGCTGCAAGCAGCCAGGCGTTGTCGCTGACCATATTGAAACGCGATCGCGATCGCCGATACCAACGCCGGCGGATCGGCTCGATAATCTGCGGACGCTTTGCCTACAGCATGACGCGCAGGTAAAAGAACAAAATGGTATTCGCAAGCAAGGCGGCAAGTTCCGGATCAAGGGTTGCGACGCTGATGGCCGGGCACTGGATCCAGATCATGCGTGGAATCGATGAGCGCGCAACTGCTTGACCTTGGCTATAGCTTCAAGCGCTGCACGCGTGATGATTATGATGAGCGCCTGCGCATGGTGCGCGTCGTGCATCGTAAGCCACTATCAATGCGCGAGATCCATCGTGGTGGCTCGCGACTCGGGACTGTGTACCTGGTAGGCGAGGATCCAGTCGCCTTCTACGGTGCTGACGGCACGTACTTCGTGCGAGCGACTTGAACTCGAGCGTTCGCGACGCTGTCAGGGGTATGGGGTTTTCTGGTCAGGGCTGCCTGGCGCGCTGAACCGCGTGGTGCAACGCAAAAGCTAACTTTACGGATTTGCCCGATTTGAATTGAGCCATTTATGCCACGCCAGTCTGCAGAATCGCGCGCCGCCGCCTCATATTTGGCCGGCAGCGCACCGCCGCCGCCGCCAAAACACCTGAGTAAGGCGGCAGGCGCGATCTGGATCGAAATTGCCGCCTCGAAGCCGGCCGATTGGTTCGATGCCGGCTCACAGCCGCTGCTCGAGCAATATTGCGTCCTGATCGTCCACATGCGGGCGCTGAACCGGCGCATCGATCGCTTGATGAAGGCCGGATCCTGGGAGGAGCTCAAGCCATACGAAAAACGCCGCAACCAAATGAGCGCGACGCTCGCGACCCTGGCGACGAAGCTGCGCTTGAGCGTCCAGGCGGTCGTCGAATGGCATTCCAGGAAACTAGACGAGCGCGGAGCGCAGCCGGAGGCCAAAGCAAAGAAGGCTGATCCGCTGCTCGGCGGCCGCGCGGTCTGGGCGAGCGATAAGCCCGGTGCCAAGCCGAATTGATGGGTGCTGCTGTTCGCAAGGCGCGAGCGCCGCGCCGGGACTTGAAGCGCGCCGAAGACGTGATTACCTTCATCGAGCGCTATCTGCGCGTGCCGAAGGGCGGCATGGTTGGTCGTCCCGTACGCTTGCGCGAATGGCAGAAGAAGGCCATCCGAAAAATCTATTGCACGCCGACGCGTCAGTGCATCCTCTCGCTCGCTCGTAAGAATGGCAAAACGGCATTGATCGCCATGCTGGTGCTCGCGCACTTGGCGGGCCCCGAGTCCAGACGCAATGCCGAGATCTATTCTGCAGCCCAGGATCTCAAGCAAGCGGCGATCGTGTTCGATATGGCCGCGAAGATGGCGCGGATGAGCCCCGAGCTCAATCGCATGGTGATCGTGCGCCAGTCGGCCAAAGAATTGTTCTGTCCGAGCACCGGCGTGCAGTACAAGGCGCTCTCCGCGGATGCGACAACGAAATATGGCTTATCGCCATCGCTCGTCATTCACGATGAGCTCGGCCAGGTGCGAGGGCCGCGCTCGGATCTGTACGATGCACTCGAGAGCGCAATGGGCGCCCAAGCGGATCCCATGTCCCTCGTGATCTCGACCCAGGCGCCGACGGATGGTGATCTTCTCTCGAAGCTGATCGACGATGCGCTGGCAGACAACGACGATAGCCGCAAAGTAATTCTGTTCGCAGCCCCTCCGGAAGCCGATCCATGGGCTGAGGCGACCTGGCGCCTTGCCAATCCCGCACTTGGGGATTTTCTCGACATCGAGGAGTTTCGCAACTCCGCGCGCATGGCGCAGCGGCTCCCAGCCCAGGAAGCAGCGTTTCGAAATTTACGTCTGAATCAGCGCGTAGCCGCTGAGGATCATTTCCTGTCGCCGGCGGTGTGGGCGCTCAATGAGGGGGCACCTGACCTTTCGGTGCTCGAGGATGGCGAAGTATTCGCCGGTGGCGACCTGTCGGCTACGCAAGATCTTACCTCGATCGTTGCTGGTGCGACCGATGCGGATGGCGTCTGGCATATCCGACCTTGGTTCTTTCTGCCGGAGGATGGGCTCGTGGAGCGCGCGCAACGGGACCGCGTGCCATATGACCTGTGGCGCGAACAGGGGTTTCTGATCACGACGCCGGGAAAGTCCGTCGACTACGATGCGGTGGCGGAAATTGTCGCGCCCGTCTTGAGTAAGCTCAATGTCCGCGGCTTCGCCTACGACCGCTGGCAGTTCGAGAGCTTGAAAAGGGCATTCGCGCGTCACGGCTGGGAGCCGCCTTTCCTCGAGGACTTCGGGCAGGGTTTCAAAACGATGACGCCGGCGCTGCGCGCGGTCGAGACCATGGCACTCGACGGGAAACTGCGGCATGGCAAGCATCCGATCTTGCGGATGTGCGCGGAGAACGCGCGCGTCATCATTGATGACGCGGGCAATCGCAAACTGACCAAGCGCCGATCGACCGGACGTATCGATGGAATGATTGCGTTGGTAATGATGATCGGCGCGGCCGCTGGCATAGTGCCGCCGGAAGATTCGGTGTACGAGACGAGAGGGCTGTTATTGGTATGAAGCGCCGCGATCTTTTTAAAGCTCTACTCGGAATTATCGCCGCGCCGGCAGTCTTCGCTGCTGATCGCACTATCCATATGAATTTGTCGAAGTTCACGCCGGAGGGCTTTGAATCGTTGATCTGTTCGAATCGGTTTCGCAGTCAGATGAGACAACTTGCCGCCGAGGCCTACGCGGAGGCCTACACAGCGAGAATTCCATACATCGGACCGGAGTTATTGCCTGCAGAGGCAGCTAAGGCGTTTGCTGAGGTATCAAAAGGCTTCGTCTATCATTTGCATTTCTAGCCGCTATTCTCGAACGGCAGTTCAAACTGCGCATCATTCGCTGGCTCGTAGTTGAGCCAATGAGTGGGCATTCGCTTCCAGCCGTGGCTCTGGCCGTGATGGCGCGCGCATAGGACTAGCAGGTTCGTGGGCTCAAGTGCGAGCAGTGGATGGCGCCAGCGACCTTTGACGTGGTGAATATGCTGGCCGCGTTCATCGCAGCCAGGCCATTCGCATACGTAATGCGCTCGATGCAGCGCTTCGAAGCGTGCCTTTTTCCAGTCGTCGGAATGGAGGAATAGATCGGAGCGAACCCAGGCGACGAAGGATTGAGTCATTCTTGAGCGTCGTTTATTAAAAAAGAGCTCCCTCGCCGCATCATGCTCGCGGCGAGAAAGAAGAAATTCTGCATTGCGCGCCGTATTGTGCGGTCACAATCCCCTGGCCAAGCGGAAGGTTTGAGATTTTCAACAGTCGGCTTCTCATGCAGAACGAGACGATCTGTGATGAGGCGCGCGATTAAATAATTTCGGACATGCACTTTTTGTCCCTTCTGTGCTCGATGGTTCCTCTTGTGTCGTCCCGCGCCAGCAAGGAACCTATAGCTCCATTCAAACGATTGGATGCATTCGGCTTCCCTGGCCGTCAGCGTCGGTTCGCAATATTGGAGAGAGATGCCGTTGGCAATGCACCACCGCTGTATGCCGGAAAGAGCCGATGGTTGGGGCCGTTTGATTGAGATGTATGGTTCAC